ACTTACGATGGCGACACCTACACTAGATGTCGCTAAGATACGCGCGATACAGCCATCAAACCTAAGCCCGCCAATGATCTCAGCCCTTCTCGCCAAGCTTTTCCGTCGCGCTAAGACGCAACCCGCCACGGCGGAGGAACAGAAGAAGCGCGAGGCGCTGACGGTCGATCCTCTCGACCCCATCAGCAAGCGCAAGGACTGGCGCGATCACGAACCGACCTTCAAGCTGCGCGGCGTCAGCGACTTCGCTGTGTTTGACGGCTTCGCGGGCGAAGGCTCTGTCACAACCGCCAAGATGATCGGTGACGCCGCGCTGAAGCTGCGGACGGACGGCGCGATCATGGACGACGATGGCACCGGTATGCTCAAGGCCGGTCCTTCTGAGTACACCGTGCCGGTCGGTCTGCAAAGCTGGTACATGGCCCAAGGGTTCATCGGATATCAGGCGTGCGCGATCATCGCTCAACACTGGCTGGTGGACAAAGCCTGCTCGATGGCAGGCGAGGATGCCGCGCGCAACGGCTGGGTGATCAAGGCACGCGGCGGCGACGACCTGGACGATGAGGCGCACGACCGTCTCATTGAAGCCGACAAGAAGTTCAAGGTCAAAGAGAACCTGATTGAGCTCAACCGGTTCAAGAACATATTTGGCATCCGCGTGGCCATCTTCAAGGTGGATTCGGATGACCCGCTGTATTACGAGAAGCCGTTCAACATTGACGGAGTCACTAAGGATTCCTATCAAGGCATCTCGCAGATCGATCCGTACTGGATGATGCCGGTGATGACGACGAAGGGCACCAGCGATCCTTCCTCCATTGGATTCTACGATCCAGAATTCTGGGTCATCAGCGGCAAGAAGTATCACAAGTCGCACCTGTGTATCGTTCGTGGTCCGCAGCCCGCTGATATCCTTAAGCCGACATACATCTTCGGCGGCGTGTCGATGTGCCAGCGCATCTACGAACGCGTGTATGCCGCAGAACGGACCGCGAACGAAGCGCCGTTGATGGCAATGTCGAAGCGCACGATGGCGATCCACGCCGATCTCGACAAGGTCATGGCTGACCAGGACGCCTTCGAGCAGCGCCTGCTGACGTGGATCCGGTATCGCGACAACCACGGCGTTAAGGTGCTGGGCAAGGAAGAGGAAATGGAGCAGTTCGACACGAATATGTCGGACTTCGATTCCATCATCATGAACCAGTATCAGCTGGTCGCGGCAATCGCTCGCGTACCGGCGACGAAGCTGCTGGGCACCTCTCCGAAGGGCTTTAACGCCACCGGCGAATTCGAGATGAAGAGCTATCACGAGGAACTGGAATCGACCCAGGAGCACGTGATGATGCCGATGCTTGAGCGACATTACGATATCCTCGTGCGCAGCGAAGGAATCGACGTGGACGTTGAAGTGGTCTGTAACTCCGTCGATTCGATGACTGCGAAGGAACGCGCAGAACTGAACGACCTGAAAGCCGATACCGGAACGAAGCTCATCAACAACGGCGCGCTGTCGCCCGACGAAGAGCGCAACCGGATTCGAGACGATGAGCACAGCGGATACAACCGCCTGCAGGACGAAGACGCAGCCGCGACCCCTGGCATGTCACCTGAGAACGTCGCGGCGCTGCAGAAGGCTGGAGCGCAAGAAGAAAAGGCAAACGCAGAGAACACAGAAGCGAGTGCCGGCGCTGAGATGGCAAAGCCTGGTGAGCCTGGCAGCGAAACGACGCCGCCCAACGCGAACGGCTCCGAAGAGGACACGTTTGAAGGCGGTCAAGCGATTACGGGCGGAACCCTGCAGGCGTTGATTCCTACGATCCTCCACGGATTAGTGTCTTCTAAGTCAAAGACGGACCCGATGCAGGCATTGGTTCTCCTTTTGGCGCACTCGATCCTGGGCCAACAAGGCCAACAGGCTGGTCCGGCAATCCAAGGCACGAAGCCTGGCATCAATCCGACCGCGCGAGCCAGCGTTACGCCTTCTAGCAAGCGCGCTGGTGATGGTAAGGTCGTTGGCCCGATGCCGACGAAGAAGCTGCCCAAGATGCGTCTGGACGGTCTGAACATCTGCATCGAAAATCCGCGCGGCACGGTTCGTGAGGGGATGAACATGGACGGTTCAGAGTGGTCGGTCCAGATGCCGGATCACTACGGCTTCATCAAGGGATACGAAGGCGCGGACGGCGACGAAGTGGATTGCTTCATCGGTCCCAACGCACGAGCCAAAGACGTTTTCGTGATCGCTCAAAAGGACTCCGAAGGTTCATTTGACGAGTACAAGTGCATGATCGGATACGACGACGAGAAGTCAGCCGTGGACGCGTACCACGCGGCTCATGACGACACGTTCGAAGGGTATGACTCGTGCCAGAAGATGTCGATGGACGACTTCAAATCCTGGCTGGAAGCAGGCGACTGCGCAAACGCTCCTGTCGCTTCTGCTTAACTCAAACTTTACGGAGAACTAAATGGACATCCAAGGACTCATCACAGCCCTGAAGGCCACGGCGATGACCGGCGCACAGATCAACGCGCTGGACAACAGCTACCTCTGCCAGAATCCGGCCATTGCGGTCCAGCAAATTCGCGCGCTCGGAGTTCAACTTACGGTCACCACGGACGGCAGCGGTGACGCTCTGTACAAAGTGGCGACCTAATGGCCTTTAAAGCATCCAAGGCACGCCAGCGGCGAGCGCCTGAACCCGTATCAAAGGGCAAGCCGCTCGGACCCAGCGCGGCCATTCGTTCGTGGTACGAATCGGCAATGAACTCCGTTGTCGCGGCCATGCTCCAGGACTATCGCGATCAGGTTCGCGAGGCTCTGGAGCACCCGGAAGTCGAAGAGTTCTATGCGGAGGATGCTGCTGACTCCGTCTTCCAGCGGGTCATGCGCCGCCTGAATAAGAAGTGGTCCGAAGTGTTCACAGGGTTCGCGCAGAAGTACGCCGCAGCCTTCGTTGAGCGCGTCGATGAACACTCAAAGTCTTCGGTGTTTTTCAGTCTGTCTGCAGCTGGTGTAAACCAGCCTACGATGACCTATAATAAGAACGTCGCCGCGACTCTCGGAGCGTCCAAGGACTTCAATCACACGTTGATCACGAACGTCCAGAAGGAAGTGCACGAGAAGATTTACAGCGCTGTTATGCTCTCCTTAACATCTCCGAATCCGGAAGAGCAGGGTGCATCTGGCATACAAAACGCGTTGCGAGAGGTCGGAACTTTCGCTAAAAAGCGCGTGGAGCTAATCACCCGCGATCAGACCAGCAAGTTGTATAGCGCGTTGTCGGATGAGCGCCTGCGACAAAACGGCGTGGACCATTTTGAGTGGATGCACTCATCGGCAGGGAAGGTTCCGCGCCAAACGCACTTGGACAAGGACGGCAAGGTGTTTGCCTTGGACGATCCTGAACTCTGGACGGGTCCGAAGGCAGACCAAGGCCCGCCAGGATGGGCGATCAACTGCCGCTGTCGCAAGCGGCCTATCATCGGCTACAGGGACGATGACGAGCAATAGACCACTTGATGTAGAGCGAGAAGACCAACTGGGTGGCAACGTCGTGAAATCCTGACGTTTTTGATTACTTTGATCGGAGTCCTATGCAATGGAACAAATCGTACAAGCACAGCCGCGCAGCAATACTCTTCGCGAACGCTTGATTGACGTGATCGAGTTCGTGGAAAGTCTTCCGCTTCTCCGTCCACGTTGGGCCGCTTTCGATGTAGCGATAGTGGTGCTGATGTTCTGGTCGTAACAAAGTTGCCGCGACCTCAACTGCAACCAACTGGTCAAACTCCTTGCCGCGCTTGGGTTCCTACACTCCAAGTTGAGAATTGACTAGTTGGTTGTGGTTCGGCAACCAGTAAGCCTCTCCTTTCTCTTCTTACGTATCTAACCTTATACAATTACTCAACTATACAACTTAAGGTGTTAGAAGTTAAGCGGAGCGCGGCTTTGGCCAGTTGACTCTCCAGTTGGGCGCGGCTAAGTCGGATGAAACGCTCAACTTGCAGCGGCGTCATAAGCGTAGGATGACGAACAGTAAGATATACGAATCAATGTAGTACTGTCGGACATTACAGAGATACATAATACACGCGAACGCATACATTACGCACGAATCGAATGCCAACCTCAGCGCGCCAACAAGATCAGAACGGATTCCTTCTCGTCAAGGCGTGCCCCATCTCGTCGTTCGGCATCTTCCAGTATTCAGCTGCACAGATCGGTTTGAAAGAAGGCGATCCAAACCGCATCGTCAACGTGTTTCGCCCTGAGTCGGCAGTTAGTGATCCTGAATTGCTCGCGACCTTGCAAGAGGTTCCGCTGATCAACGATCACGAGATGTTGAGCGGCTTCCAAGGCGACGAAAGTGCGACCGCGCCGGAAGACTACGGCATCGACGGCGTGCTCTTCAACGTTGGATACGACTCGCCCTGGACGCGCGGCGACCTCAAGATTTTCACGCGTCAGATGCAGGCCGATCTGAACAGCGGAAAGAAGGATTTGTCTCTGGGCTACACCTGCGACTTCCTCATGCAAACCGGCGTTTTTGACGGCGTTGCTTATGAAGTAGTCCAAACCAATATGCGCGGCAATCACATCGCGCTAGTTGACGCAGGCCGCGTGCCCGGTGCCAAGGTTCTGGATGGGAAGAAGTTGTGCTTTGATCATCTGGATTTTTCAGTCCCTCTTCATAATGGAGATAGTATGAAACGCAAAGGCAAGGCTCTCGACAGCAGCGTGGTTGCGCAGCTGCAAGCCCAGCTGAAAGCGCTTCTGCCCACATTCGAGCAGTTCTTGAGTGAGGAGGCCACCGAACCTGCTCATCAGGAAGGCGCGGAGGCTGGTGCAGCAGGCGCTGAAGCGGGCACGGCGAATGCCGCAGCTGCCGGTGAAACGGGTTCGGCAGCGACTGGCGCTGAAGGTGGCGCGATGGGAAGCGAAACGGGCACCGGCGAAGTCGCCGCTGAACCGACCGCGCAAGGCGCTGCTGCAGGCGGCGAAGAAGGTGAAGAAGATGCTGGCGCTGCTGGTGCCGAAGGCGCAGGCGGTGAAGCGGCTGGTGGCGAAGGCGGCGCGGCCCAATTGATCAGCCAACTCGAAGCGATCCTTGCCCAGCTGAAACAAGTGGCGGGTGGTGCTGCGAGCGGCGACGAAGGCGAGGGTGCCAATGGAGCCGCAGAAGAAGGAACGGACACCGTTGAAGGGCTGGAAGGAACGGCACGCGAAGGCGAGGACAACGAAGGCGGCGCGACCGGCGAGCAAGGCAGCGCGTCGGCAGGCCCGGCAGCAGGAAAGCACACGGGTGCTGACGCTGCGCTTCGTTCTTTCCATGCTGACCTTGCTCTTAAGAATCGCTTCGTTGACCGGTTGTCTAAGGTGGTTGGCGCATTTGACGGGGCCATGGACCTCGCATCTGCAACTGCTGGTGACGTCGTTCTTTACGGGGTGAAGAAGCTGAAGCTGAAGGTCGCGAAAGGTCAGGAGTCCTTTGCTTTGGACGCCTATCTGACCGGCCTGGAAGCTGCGCGAAAGAGCAACGCCACGTCCGTCCAATCCAAACGCACCGCTGATGCCGCACAGCAAGAAGTGCCGGCAATCGACGCGTATTTCAAGGAGTAAGAAGAAATGCTTCAAACCACTGTTCAACGCGCGTACACGACCGGCTTCGCAGGCCAGTTCGTGAACGATGGCCCGCGTCGTGCCAAACCGGCGCGGATCAACTCCGCCTCGGTCGGTGCCGATCCGGCAGCATCCACCAACCGCATGTCGCGTGTGTTCGGCTATTCGGGCGAAGTCCCGGCAACCGGCACCACGGTCGCGGCTCGTGAAGCACTCGTCGTCGTCGGCGGCGCGGTGTTCTTCGGCATCCTCTGCCATCCGCAGCACCACGTTCTGTACGGCACGGTCGGCAACGCGCTGGGCGCGTCGATGGATCTGCCGATTGGCTCCGAAGCCGAATTCACGGACATGTTCCCTGGCCTGGTGGTGGAACTCTTCAACGAGACGACCGCCAGCAAGACCATGAACTTCGGCGACCAACTCGCATACGCACCGGTCGGCATCAGCGGCGCGAACAACCCGCAAGCGATTCCGCTGGGTGGCCTGATCAGCGTGCCGGCAGGGAGCGCTGCTCCGACTGGCTTCACGCTGATTCCGGGTGCGAAGCTCATCAACACCAGCACCATCGGCGCGTCGAGCGTCGGTGCACCGGTGTCGGCCCTGTCCACCGCACAAATGCCCTAATCGGCACAACGCAAACTAAAGGAGCGAGAGAGTCATGCAACTTTCCAAAACCCGCTCGTCCATCGCTCCGCGCAAAGTGCGCCCGTTGGCGATGGACAGCAAAGAGATCACCGTTGCAGCGGTGAACAAGCTTGCCGAGAAGTTCGGCATCGTGTTCGATCACGACACGGTGCTTCGTCAAGTTCAGCACCTGCACGCGCAGGGCCAGACCGGCGCGATGGACTCGGCATTCGTAGCACCGGCCACGGCTGGCTCGCTGCCGACGCCGATTCAGTTTCTGCAAACCTGGTTGCCGGGTTTCATCAAGGTGATGACTGCCGCTCGCAAGATCGACGACATCATTGGCGTGAAGACGGTCGGCAGCTGGGAAGACCAGGAAATCGTGCAGGGCATCGTGGAACCTGCCGCGACCGCCACGGAATACGGCGACTTCACGAACATCCCGCTGTCCAACTGGAACACGAACTTCATCAAGCGTACGATCGTGCGCGGTGAACTCGGCATCCAGGTCGGTCTGCTGGAAGAAGGTCGTAGCGCGGCAATGCGCCTGTCGTCGGCAGAAACCAAGCGTCAAGGTTCGGCTGTCGGTCTGGAAATTTTCCGCAACGCCATCGGCTTCTATGGCTGGAATTCGGGCAACAACCAAACGTTCGGTTTCCTGAACGATCCGGTGCTGCCGGCGTTCATCGCGTCGAGCGTGACGGGTGGCTGGAACGGCGTGAACGGCACATTCCAAGGCATCACCGGCGACATCCGGATGGCCATCGTGCAGCTGCGTACGCAGTCGCAAGACCAGATCGACCCGGAAAAGGTCGAGATGACGTTGGCGCTGCCGACCGACAAGGTGGATTACCTGTCGGTGACCACGGACTTCGGCGTGTCGGTGCGTGACTGGCTGACGCAGACGTATCCGAAAATCCGTGTGGTTTCGGCACCGGAACTGGGCGCGGCAAACAGCGGCGCTGATGTGTTCTATCTCTTCGCAGAAGAGATCGATTCGGCTGTGGACGGTTCCACGGACGGCGGCGAAACTTTCGTCCAACTGGTGCAAACCAAGTTCGTGACGCTGGGCGTCGAGAAGCGCGCGAAGAGCTACGTTGAAGACTATTCCAACGGCACCGCAGGCACACTGTGCAAGCGTCCGTGGGCTGTGGTTCGCGTGACCGGCATCTAAGCGCCGCGAGGCGTTAGAGGAAGGCCTGGTGCGGCGACGTGCCAGGCCGTTTTACTATCGATGGCATAGGCTTCAGGGGCTGACCGCCACGTAATTACAAGGACTGAATACCATGACTGTTTACGTAGTTTCCACGATGGCAAACGCCGTCTCGTATCGCACCTACACTCTGCGCGGCGACAACAACACGAGTCGCAACGCCGTGCCGCTGCCGGTGCCCGATCCCAACCCGGTTCTCATCCGTGGCGGCGCGGACCGTCCGAGCGGAAAGAGCGGCTTTGGCGTGCGCGCAGACGACCTCAACGGCAGTCCGCTGTGGACGGCGAAAGGCATCGTTACGCCGCTGAGTGACGAGGACTACGACCGCGTCAAGGATCACTGGCTGTTCAAGAAGCACCTGGAAGGCGGCTTCTTGGAAGTCTTGGGCAAGGACATCTCCAGCGACCACAAAGCCGTGGCCAAGGTGGCGTCTGGAATGAACCAGGAAGACCCGTTCAAGCAGCTTACGAAGGACACCATCGGCCAGCGCATCAAGGTCAAGGTTCCGTCGAAAGAACTCTCGCAGGAATAAGCGATGCCGGCATACAATGACGCGAATTTCAGAGCGTTCTTCAAGGCGTTCGCCAACACGACGACTTATCCTTCAACAACCATCCAGCTGTATTGGACGGTTGCCACGGATTACATTAGCACGAACGACAATCCGTGCAATAGTCTGAACGGCGCGTCATTGCAGCTGGCCATCGACGCTATGTGCGCGCACATCATGACCTTGTTCACGCAAGACGCGAATAACGTCGCGGCTGGCGAAGACCCTGGCATGGCAGGCGGCATCGAGACTTCGGCAAGCATTGGTGCCGTCAGCGTGTCGGAACTCCCACCGCCTGTAAAAGACGGTTGGGAGTACTGGCTCAACCAAACTCAGTACGGCAAGATGCTGCTCGCGCTCCTGCAGGTGAAGGCCGTGGGTGGCATCTATGTCGGCGGACTTCCTGAGCGCATCGGGTTCCGCAAAGTCGGTGGAGTCTTCTGGTGAGCATTCCAGGTTCCAATTTGCTTCGGAGAGCCAACCGGCTGATCAAGTTTCAGTCGGTTCAGTATTACTCCGCTTCTGACCGCGTGTTGAATGCCGCGCGTCAGTGGGTGCCCGGATTCGCCGCGCCGACCGCTCTGAGCGCGAGCGTGCAGGCAGTGAACCGGAATAGCTACGCCGACCTGGGGCTGAACTTCAACAGCTTCTATGTCCAAGTGTATGCTTCGTTGAACATGGTCGATCTGCAGCGCGATACTAGCGGCGACCGGTTCATTTACAACGGCGACCTTTACCAAATGGAGAACGGCCAAAGCTGGTTCCAGCAGGATGGGTGGGCAACTTGCCTTGCCGTTCGCATCAAAACCGGCGCTACTGGTCCGAACTGACCGATGCTTGACAACGCCCTTATCGATCTCTTCGCAACCCAGCTAGAAGCCGCTAGTGCCCAGGCTGGGTGGAACTATGTCGTTCTCCAGAAGGACCAACCGACGCAAGAAGGCATTCCGACCGCTCCAACCATCTTCTTCGAGAAGCTGTTTGACCACGCTTATGGGTGGCCGGAAGTAACTTATGACCAGTACGATCCTGCCACGAATACATTCGTGCAGACGGAGTCGCAATGGACTGAGACGACATTTCAAGTGTCTGCTCTTGTGCCCCAAGACCCCACCAACCTGAGCCTTCCGACCGCAGCCGATGTAGTAAACTACATGAAATTATTCATCAACTCGCGGCGTACCATAGCCACGTTGATCGGCCAGGGCGTAAGCAGTCTTCGCGTTGGTGAGATAAGGAATCCTTACTTTCGCGATGAGCGCCACTTGTTCGAAGCGAATGCGAATTTTGACGTTGTGTTGCAGCACAAGCGAACGATTACGTTCTCTGTCGGCGCAACGAATGTCGTGGTGGGAAAGACGGTAGTCGGCATATCTGGCGCTGGAGTCTTCCCAGTACTACCTTGAGATTGAAATGGCCAAGCGTGAAACCCTTGTTGACAAGCACATAAAAGCGCTGAAGACGCTCAAGGGTCAATCCGTCGAAGCAGGTTGGTTTGAATCAAATCGGTACAAGGCCGGAACGCGGGCAAACGGAAAGCCAATTGATGAAAAATTAGTTGGTACTCCTATTGCTCGCATCGCGCGCATCCAAGAGTTTGGCGCAACGATCAATCGTGGTGAAAAGACCATCACGATACCGGCGCGACCATTCATGCGGCTGGCGCACTCGAAGTTCGGCAAGTCGCGTAAGTCGATCCAGAAAAAGATCGCAGATCAGCTGATCAAGGGAAAGATAAAACCTGAGCAAGCACTGGGTCAAATAGGGCTGGCGCTGGAGGGTTGCATCGTAACAAGCATCAGAGACGGCGGCTGGGAGCCTAACGCGGCATCCACTGTCGAGAATAAAGGCTTCAACAAACCGCTGATTGACTCTTCCCAGCTTTGGCAGGGTGTCACCAGCAAAGTCAATCCATAAGGAGTCACGAACGTGATTAGCCAGTCCCGTTATATCAAAATCGTATCCGGCGTGGGCGCTGGCGCAGCGGTAGCACAGCGCCAGTTGATCATGCGCGCGATCACCCAGAACAACTTGCTGCCGCCTGGTCTCGTGGCCGAGTTCCAAAACGCCACAGCAGTCGGCGCGTACTTCGGCACCCAGTCGGAAGAGTACTTTCGCGCGCTCGCCTACTTCTCGTTCATCAGCAAGTCGATCACGTCGCCTGCGCGCATCTCGTTTGCGCGTTGGGTATCGGCGGCGATTGCTCCGATGATCGTTGGCGATACCATCGCGAAGGTGCTGGCCGCGTTCGTTGCCATCTCAGCCGGTACGCTGACGATCAACGACGGTGCGACCGCGCTGCCGGTCACAGGGCTGGACTTCTCCGCCGCGACCACGTTGACGCAAGTCGCGGCGATCCTGCAGACGGCTCTCCGCGCTGTGTCGGACTCGCAGCTGGCGACCTGCACGGTGTCGTTCAACACCAACACCAACCAGTTCGTTCTGACGGGTTCCTCGCCTGGCGCTGGTACGCTGTCCGCGACTCCGACCGGCCTGACCACGGACGTGTCCGCGCTTCTTGGTTGGACGACAGGCGGCACGATCCTCGTTGCTGGGCAGGCGGCTGATACCGCTGACGTAGCAGTGTCCAAATCGGCCGGAATCAGCGACAACTTCGGTTCGTTTGTCTACTGCACGCCTTCCACGCCTCTCACCAATTCGCAGATTGCCGCGATCTCGCAGTGGACCGACAGCCAGAACAACAAGTTCATCTATTCGCTGGCAACGCCGCTCGCGAATCTGCAGACGCTCTTTGCACTGATCAAGGGCTTCAGCGGCGTGGCGATCAACATCCTGTCCACGACGCAGGCCAACGACTTCATCGAGCAGTCGCCTTGCGAGATTCTGGCCGCAACGAATTACAGTGCGGCAGCAGCGTCGCAGAACTACATGTTCTATCAGTTCGCAAACCGCAACATCACGGTGAGCGACGATACCACGGCGGATACCGTGGACGCCTCGCGCGGCAACTACATCGGCGTGACGCAAAGCGCCGGTCAGCAACTCGCGTTCTACCAGCGCGGCGTTCTGTGTGGTGGCTCGACGGCTGCGGTGGACATGAACACGTTCGCCAACGAGATGTGGCTGAAGTCGGCGTTCGCCGCGAACTTCATGAGCCTCTTCCTGAACGTTCCGGAAGTGCCGGCAGACCCGATTGGCGCGGCCATGCTTCTGGGCGTGATGCAACCGACGATCACGCTGGCGCAAACCAACGGCGTGATCTCCGCTGGCAAGACGTTGAGCGCAGTGCAGCAACTCTTCATCACGCAGATCACCGGTGATGCGAACGCGTGGCGTCAGGTGCAGACGCTTGGCTACTGGCTGAGCATCACGTTCACATCGCAAACGAACCCGAACAGCGACCTGGAAGAATGGGTGGCCAACTACCAGTTCGTGTACGCGAAGAGCGATGCAATCCGCGCTGTTAACGGCAGCGACGTACTGATCTAAACGGCGCTCGCGGCTGGCGTCTCCTGAGTGTTTGGGACATCAGCCGCGCCGGTATAATCGGACCACTTCACGGAGTTGTAAATGGAAGATATCAGCATTTTTGGGTTGAGCGCGCAAGTCGTCGCGTCCAACACCTTTCCGAACGGCACGACGGTCACCGCCTTCGCGGACGACGCAGACCCGCTCGACTCACCGGACCTGGACATTGCCGACATGGCGATGGGTCCGAACGGCGACGTGATCACCTGGACGCGTCCGCAGCTGATCGAGATCACGATGAACGTGATTCCGCAGTCGCAAGACGACATCAACCTGACGGCACTCGTGGACGCGAACCGCGTGGCCAAGGGCAAGTCGTCCGCGCGTGACGTCTGCCAGATCGTGTTCACGTACCCCAACGGCATGAAGGTGACGTGCACCGAAGGCAAGTTGAGCACTGGCCCGGTCGTGCAATCGGGTTCGGCCAATGGCCGCGCGAAGTCGAAGCGTTTTGTGTTCCGCTTCGGCCAAGTGCAACGTCAGAACGTCGCGCCTTCGAGCTAATTGCTATGCTGGCAATCCCGCTGTCGCAGGTGCCGAATCAATCCGTGTCGTTTAATGCGGATGGTGTTCTGTGGACGATTCACGTCTATCAGACCATCAACTTCATGTGCGCGGATATCTCCAAGAACGGCGTGAAAATCTTGGATGGGATTCGGTGCTTTGGTGGGATTCCGCTTATGCAGTACTCCTACATGTTTGCGCCGAACCTGGGAAACTTCGCGTTTGATTCGGACGCCGATTGGACCGAGTTCGGCGCATCCTGCAACCTGTATTATCTGGAGCAGGATGAGCTTGCTATTTTCGTTGCGGCATTGAATGAAGGAGTCATCTGATGGCCACACTCACTCTTCAGTGCAACGAAAATAACGACCTCTTTCTGGTGGACGGTCGCAACCTGGCCTTCATCAGCGGTGCGCCCGCATGCGCCCAAAATATTACGCAAAAGGTGCTCATGCGCCTTGGCGAAAACCAGTACAACACTGGCGACGGCGTTGACTACTTCGGCACGATCTTCACGCCGCAACCGGACTACGACGCCGCGCGGCAATCGCTCTCGACAAACATCCTGGAATGTCCTGATGTCCTAAGCATCAAGTCTCTGGACATCACCATCGACGGCGAAAACTTCGATTACGAGGCCGATGTCCATACGATCTATGGCCCGGTCTCAGTCGGTTCGACACCAACCCCTTAAGGAGTCTCCATGCCCGCTATCCAAACCGGCCACGGCGTAATCACGATTCGCGCGAGCGCTGCGCCTGTCGTTGGTGAAGAAGCCGCTGTGAACGGCGCACTGTCGCACCCGATTACCGCAACCGGACCTGCGCCTGAAGTCATTCAGCATCCGACGACCAAGGCAGAAGATGCCGCGCCTGCGGAAGAGGCAAAGTAAGGACTACGTATGATCGACGTCAGCGCATTCGGCACTGGAATCACCGTTGTTGCCACCAGCAGCTTTCCGGTGGGGTTCCAACTCACCTCATTCGCTGACGACGAAGACCCGCTTGCCATCGAAGAAGTCGAAGTGTCCGGATACGAGAAGCTGTATGACGGAAATATCTTCATCTTCGATAAGACCTCGCCAGTGCTTCTGTCGGTCGGCATTATTCCGAACACAGACGACGACATCAACCTGAAGATTCTCATGCAGGCGCGCAAGTCGTCTCCGCACATCCTGCCGCTGCCAGATACTACGACCATGATCATCACGTATCCGGACGGTGGGCGCGTGGTCCTTTCTGGCGGTGGCATCCTCAGCGGCGCGCTCGCGGACAGCATCTCATCCGGCGGGCGTAAGAAAGGCAACGCCTACCACTTCGTCTTCGGAACGTTCGCTGGCGCGCAGAGTTTTACCGAACTCGCGGCAACGGTCGCGCGTGCTGGCCTGGCGTTGCTATAAATGCCGGCCACAGTCCTTTCCACGATACTGTCCAAGGCAGCGTTGACCATCGTCAACAGCCAGACCGGCATCGACGTTGCAGCCAACTTGAAGGTGGTCAAGGTCAGCTTCAAGTTTCGCGCGCGCGCCCTTCGCCACATGCGCGAAGACGGCAACAGCATCGTTGACGCTCGAATCATCGTACCGGCTTACGTGGAGATTGACGCATTCTGCGAGACTCTGAATGACCTCGCGCTTGTCAACGCGCTGATCCTGGATCGAGATTCGGTCTATAAAGTCACGTCCAAGGGCATCGTTATGGACCAGACTATGGCTGAAGAGAACGCGATCAAGCAAACCCCTGACGTTATCTCTGCGAACCCAGTGCGGATCGTTTTGAAGCAGCTGCTGAGGCAATCTGGCGCGGCTAGTCCCGTAACAGAGCAACCGGCAGACTCTTCCATTCTGGACAAGGGCATCCAGACCGTAAACACGGCTCTCCAGTCGGCACAGAGCGCGGTTAATAGCGCCGCGTTGACTGCGCAGCAACTGGCGCAGCGCGTGATCTCGAATACGGGTTTGTGACATGGCCAATTCGATCCTCTCGACCATCCTCAGCAAGCCGTCATTCATCGCGACGAATGAGGTGACCAACGAAGTCGTTTGGGCTGATCTCGGCATTGTCGATGTCGAGATCCAAAGCGGCAGCAGCAACACCGATGCGCCGATGGCGAATAGCAGCACGACCGATTCCGCCACGTACCAGTCTGTTCTCGCGGCTGATCTGGAGGCCGTAAAGATCATCCAGCCTTCGCGCCTTCGCGTTACGGCGCTGAGTGATAACATCTCGACGGTCCAGGACATTATCGCGACCTTCCTGGATGAAACCGTTACAATATCGATCAACACCAAGTCGATTATTACGGCGTTCTTAGTGTTGACGTCAGTCGATCTGGAGCAGTCTGGTGAGATGCTGTCCGCCACTCGCGTCATCATGACGTTTGAGCAAGCGCAGCCGCCTGCCAATTCTGGATTTGCGCCATCACAAAGCGCCGATGCTTCGGTGTACGGAGTAAGCATCCAGTCGCCGCCTAGCGTCGTGCCGCTGGCGACGTTGACTAAGGCCGTTTCATCTGCGGTTAATTTTCCGTCCATACCAACGCCCGGTGCGCTTATCGATTCGATTGGTGGCCTATTCAC